AGCTCGTCTTTGACCAAGAACCTGTCCCCGGGTGCCAGCGTAACACCGTCAGAATCGCCTGTACTCCACGCGGCATTGGCATTGGCAGTAATCGTCTTGCCAACACCCGACCCCGCCGCCGTGTACGCTGGAAGCACACCTGTCGTGGCCGCTTTACAGGACGCCTTGGTCGTGGCATCACGCGCAATGGCATCCACATACTCTTTAGATGTTGCGCCAGTTGCGGAAGGAACCAACGGAAGTCCTGTGACCTCGTTTGTTCCCATCGCAATATCGCCTGTCATTGCCAGACCACCCAACAGAATATCGTCTGTAGCGGCCATTTCCTCTGGACCCATACCTGTTCCGAGTGGATCAAAAAATAAAGGTTTACGTGTTGCCATAACTGATTTCTCCTACAGGTATCAGCCTATTTTCTCTCTCGCGGATCAACGGTGATGATACCCGTTTGGTCATCGTATCCCGCATGTTTAAAATCTATGCCGTAGAGCTTGCCCATTTTGTCCCAGAACGTAGCTCTTTCCACTAAAATTCTCCGTGTCTCCTGCTCAAACGCCAGTGCATCGTGCCTTAACGCCCTCACTTGGAGTATTGACTTTTGCTCCAACAGTTCAGCCTCTTTGTGCTTATTCTGCGACTTCGCCTGAAACTGCTCCGTCTTACTCAGCAAAAGCTCTGCCTCAAGCAGATTTTGTTTCGATAATGCAGGAACAGGAATACCGTCCTTGTTCGGCACCATAGGAACTTTCGTTGCATCTGTCTTTTTGACATCTACCTTTTTAGCATCTGTCTTTTTAACAACTGCTTTCTTCACTTTTTTCTTCACTTTTTTATTTACTTTCGTCATCTTTCAACCTCCATCAATATCCAACTAATTTAAACAGCGAACCAATTTCGCCCGTCAACCATAGTACATCAGGATCAATCGGGATACCAATTCTTTGCGCTACCGCAATTTGACCCGATGGTGCGCTGGGTGGACCTTCTTGCAATGCCCCGTCTGCCCCAACGTAATAATACTTCGTCACATCCAGCCCAGTAAAACTATCTATTTCCCCAACGCGCCTCATAACGCCTGTCGTACTCGTGATTTTCTCAATGACAATACCGACCGCTGGCATTTTAGCCTCATCGAAGCAGTCGGCCTTTGTTACTCTCCAGCGACCACTGCCATCCAGCTCATCACTAACGTACACGAGATCTCCTACATCATCAGAAGAAAGACATGCCACCTCAATGTCTTCATGCCCAGATGAAACAAGGCCGAATCTCGCATTAACCATCAGTCGCCCAGTTCCTTCTTGTCACCACCAATTACGGGAACGACATTTTCTCTCGCAATTATTTTCTGACGAGCGAGGATCTTCTTCAGCTTATCCATGCACGTCTCTCCATTCGGACCCATTGTATTGCAGACTCCGATCATTCTGCCGTCTATCTCTACCCCTGCCTCCGCATCGTTATTGCAAATAAAACAAAACGAATTAAGGCGGTTTTCCATGATTCCTTTATAAGAAGGGAACCCCTTGCCAACGCTCGGACCGCCGCACTGTAGTTGCCCACACATCGCCTCGACACCCCTGTCCTTGGCATTGTGCCAGTGCTCGCACCACGCACACACGGCGGATAGACCCGTGGCGAGTTCCGCCATTACTTTTTGTGCCGTTATCATCATAAATCCACCTTCCTATCAGGCGTAAACTGAGAACGCTTCCTCAGCTCGAAACGATAACCAACCGTAATCGGTGTAGCCAGAACATTTCCAGCTCCGCCAACTTTTACCACATCCCACCATTCCTCAAAAACGAAAACGACATCGCCCTCTTTGGGCTTCCTGTTTGTCAGGCAAGCCGCGTCATGCGTTACAGTCGCGCACTCCCACCCGTTCTTCGAGACAACCATAATGGCATCCCACTCGACCACTTTACCCTGTGGACGCACCGACGGATTTCTGTTTTCGAATTCAGTGTATTCGACGATGGCGTCAATCAGGAATGGGGCATCCCCCTGAGCAATATCAGGACAGAAGCTCCAAGAAAGGTCGTGTGTCTGAGGTGTTCCCCTCGGGGATTTCGGATTTGTGCCGCCGTACACTGGGTCATTGTCTGGTTCCCCGTACACGGCATCCACGTTTTTTCCACGGTTCAGAGAGTAATACTCGGCAATCTCCGCAACCTCCCGATTGCGCTCCGCTTCTAGTTCAGCCAGATAGCCAGCATCCCCAGATCCATAGATGCGACCTCTGCCTCTGCATCCCATCTACCCCTCCGTGAATCAAACTTTGTACTTGGATCGCATTTCCATAATAACGGAAAGGTCAGCGATGTTCAGATCTTCTTTTTTGCCCTTTTTCTTACCAAGAGCCTTTGCTACACGACCGCCGCCGCCCATCTGTTGACCATCCCAACAACGGACATCTTTCCCGTTTTCACGAGCCGCACGGCCACAGGGGTGTTTGGTGCTACCGTATTTACCGAGCAGTCCACCCTCTTTGGTCTTGCCTTTGCCAGTGAACTTGAGCTTGGTTTTCTTGTACGCCCACGAACCACCTTTGGAACCAGCGTGGTCAGCGATACCAGAAAACTCACCCGTCTTCTTGTTATGGAAGGGGTTGCCCATCTCTGGACGACGCTTGGGAGCGCCTGAAGATTTGTTTGGAGCCTCGGTGAGCACATCCGTCATGTTGACGATGAGACTTTCAAAGGCTTCTTCGTCCTTCTCGTCTTCGAAGTACATCTGGTCTTCGTAGGCAATCAGAGCGGCCTGAATCATCTCGGGCTTCTGGATAACAACATTGGGCATGAAGGCGACACTGCTCTGTCCCTCGATGTGGCGAATCATGATCTCGCCAGCTTCCAACAACTTGGAATCAACGAAGAAACTGAACATATCTTCAGCGTCCTGCCCATCCTCGAAGAAGAAAACGATTTCCCCGTCGCTGTCTTTGCCCTGAATGTTGCTGAGTGGGTGTGGTGCACCGGGACGATTGTAGGAACGAATAGCATCTGTGTCGACACCGTTCTCAACCATGATGTCCAAACGCTCACGCTCTGCCGCACGAGTGCCGATTCCCATGATCTTCTTTTCGTCCTCAGTCAGCACCTCATTGGTCATAGCCTGAAATTTGCTGATTAATTCTTTTTCCATTCCTAAAATCTCCTATCAAATTAACGAACTCAAGTTCGCTGTTTACGTGATTATACCCACAGGATGTTGCATTAGTCGCATTTTTTCTTCTATTTGCATTTCCATCGCCTCAGCGTTCGCCCACATTGATTCTCCATCCATCGAGAAGGTGCCAGTCGCACTTGGTTTCTCTGGGAATTTCATACGAATGTGAGCCAGTGTCCGCATCGCCTTGCAATACGCATACTCACGGAACAGCGCCCACTCGTATGTTCTCAAATAACCGTAGTCGAAACACCGTGACAGGTAAACAACTTTTATCAACCGAGTGCTCGATTCCCTTGGAGAGATCACTAAAACCCTGCGAGTCTTGTCCCACATCCAATCACGGTCACTGGACACAATCTGTCTGGCCGTTTCCCTGTATTGCATGTACTGAACAATTGCAGAGTATCCGCCGCGCCCCTCGTACACTTGCTGAAACGGATTAATCTCCACGTCAGCCCAGCCGAAAACATCCCGCAAGGAATTGTCGTAGGCGTCAAAAAACACGTCCGTCACGCTGTCGACATCGGGACCGAGATCCGTGGCAGGATATTCTCGGCGAGAGTCCACTGTCAGATCCACAGAACGAACACGCCCAACCCACATCTGCCAGTACTCCTCAGCATCGTGAACAGCATCTTCCAACTGGGCATCAGTCAACTCCACGCCAATCACATCACAGCCCAGCTTTCGGAGAATGTACTCCTTCAGTTTTGCTATCGCTCGATCACCGCTTTGCCACTCTTTTCCACAGCTCATTTTTTACTCGGCTTCTTTTTCTTGGGTGGCGCTGGGGGTGCTGGGGGATTACCCGTTAAAATACGGTGAACCGCATTTTGCACCTTGGCCGCCGCCCCGTAAATTTCCGTATCTCGCACATTCACGCGCTTCAGAGCCTTGACCGTCGCATCGCCAATCTCGGAGAGGACACCATTCAACTGGTCGCCATCCATTTGCGTCGTCGAAACGATGGCTTTCTTAATGTCCTCTGGGAGCTTGTTCACATCCACGGAAGTCTTGGGAGCCGCCAACGGCTTCTTCTCGTCATCCTTGGGGATATCCTTTTGCGGGTCATCATCATCTTCGTCGCCAAGTCCACCAGCGTCAGACCCCTCAGAATCCTCTCCATCCTTCTTTTCTACCGCGTCAGCCTCTTTGCCGTTGAGCTTGTCCGCCTCCGTCACAGCGTCGTCCAGACCCATCTCTTTGAGCTTTAAAGCCACTCGGTTATCGGGGCTGTCGTTGAGTGAGTTCACTATCTCCATCGGAGGAGATTCCTCAATAGGAGTAAACAAATGGTACTCCTTGGAGAAGTATCCACCTTCCTTCAGGACAATCCCGAACGGATTCGAGGCCACGACTTCGCCACTGGCCACTGGCTGACCCATGCGAGTACAAACATCCACCACCTCGCCGATCCCGATAGACCCCGCATCCACGGTGTTATCGAGACGGCTTTCGTGCAACAATCCCATACGAACCCCCTCAGTGTTTGGACGTGATATGGTCGATCATGCCCTTTTCGGTCTTGAGAGTTTTCTCCTCACCGTCCTTGGCACAAAGCAGACAACGGAAAGAGCCGTCTTCCAGTTCTTCGTAACTGGCTTCCTGCTCATCGTCATCATCGTCATCATCCGCGTCCGTATCGGTGTCGGTATCGGCGTCAGTGTCCGTATCCGTATCGGTATCGGTTTCGTCGACAGCCGCATCGTCAGTATCCACGCGGGTTTCCGCCGTTTCGACATTTTCCGTATCCGCATCCGCATCCGTGTCGGAATCCGCATCGGCGTCAGTATCCACGCTGGTATCCGCGTCGGTGTCGGTGTCGGTGTCCGTGTCGGGTGCTGGAGGTGCGTCGGGAGCGGCTTTCTTCTGCTCGCTACCTTCACGAACCTTCACCATGACTCCCTCTTTGACCCAATGGTCGAAGTCGAGAGCAGTCTCGAAAACAAGTCCGGGTTCCATGACTATCTCGACATTCCGAGTTACCTTTCTGCCATTGTGAACTTCAATTTTGAATCCGACATAGGCGGCCTTGGCCTGACCTCTCGAAAGCATATATTTTGACATGTGATTTTTCTCCTTAAAAAAAAGGGGCCGAGCCGAATCCGACCCGACCCCCTTAAACTCGGTCACGTACCAGAACTACCTGAGATCAGGGAGTCATGGAAGTAGTAACAACCGTCGGAAGACCCGAAACAGTAATCACACCGTAGTACTCAGAACGCAACATGCGAGTTGCGTAACGGGTGCGAACACCTTTACGGAATGTGAAGTCGTTGGGATCCATGAAGGTTGGTGTCACTTGCAGTGGCACATACGGTGCGTACACGTAGCCACCGTCGAGGAAGTTATTCCCCTTGAGGCCAACAAGGACTTTCGTCTCTGCCATGTACGGATCGCTGTAGACAGCCCATTTGCGGAGGAGCGTTCCAACGCGAGCGATGCCGTAATCTGCGGTCATTGGACCGTAAGATGTCGGGCGAACACTCTGCTCGATGGAAGCGTAGTCTCCGTGCGTGGACAGTTGGTCGAGAAGCGCACAAACCGCTGGAGGTGCCACGATGAAGTTCGCAGGAGCACGGCCAGAAGTCTTGTGAATCCGTGCGGACACGGCGCTGATTTTGGTCAGCAATTCACGAATGGACTCAATCTCGCCCGGGATGCTGGAAGCATAGGCGTATGTGGCCTGATGCTGGGCACCGTTCACGAGGTCGTCGATGATTTCACGGTCGACTTCGAGCATAACTTCGTTGGAGAAAGTCGAAACGATTTCCGTCTCAACTTCCATTCCATGAAGTGCTCTCATGTCGTCCACAGCCTCTACAGTCCAACGAGCTTTCAGCTTGCGGGATTCTGCTTTAACTGTGTGGAGCTGGATGTCCAGAGAAACGGACGGAATCTTCGCGCCAGTTGTCTGGTAAACCATTTCCCAGTTCACGTAGTACTGCGCGTAAATCGCGGTACCAGCAACGAACGGAGATGCGGAACCAGCGGAACCCTTGGGAGTGATCGTCCATGCGCCTGTGGCGATGTCGAACGTCCCAATGCTGGCCGATGTCTGATCGTCGATCAGGGCACCAGAACCGTCCATTGTCGCAACGATGTCGAGAGCCGCGCCAGCGTTGTCAGCGTCGGAAACTCTGTAATAGAATTTCGAGCTGTACACGCGCTGTCCGTCAGTCGCATTGTCACGAATCGGCGACCACTCAGTTATCCGAGTCACGCTCGCAATGGTCGTGTCGGACAGAGTGGAAACAGCAGTTGCCGCAGTGCAGACCACATCGTAGTCTACGAATTCGGAGCTGTAGTAGCGACCGAAATTCTGTTGCATGTTGCTGTTGGCGGCGAGCTGGCCATTCCAGTTACCGTCAGTTGGGGATCCGCTTTGTCCGTTCGGCGGGATCATTGTGCCTTTGCGGTCGGTGTATTTCTTCTCGTAGTAGAAGATTCCCGACACAGGAGATGTCATCGGCTGAACCGAGACAATCTGGTTGGCGATCAGGTTCGGCCAAACTCTCCGCAAAATCGGGAAAACGTACTTCGTGAAGTAGCCCGTGTTTGTGGACAGCGTATCCTCGTGAAGATCTTTGAGATGTTGCATCTCGTTCTCCAGAAGAACAGCCGTAACTTTTTTCACGTAAGGCATCTGAATCGGATCTGCCTTGTCGGTAGCTTCGAGAAGCTGACCCCATTTACCGATACACGCATTGGCATAGCCAGTGTCGTGAATAGTTTTGGGTCCGGCTTGCTCAAGAATTTGTCTTGCTTCAGTACTCATGGTTTTTCTCCTTAACCGTAGTTAATTTCTTTTACCCACCATCGGGCGTGTAACCAGCCAGCGACCTCATGTGCGCTATGTCATCCGCCCCGAATTCCTCTATTGGACTCGGAGTAGACGACGGTACTGATTCGTCTAACTGGTGTGCATCTGCAATCTTACCTTTCGTGGCTCTGACTGCTTCGTGCACGGCTCTCAGATTGGGATCTCCAATCTGTACCGCCCCTCGTTTCTCAACCAACTGATCAACTACGGCCTTATCCTTAACGGATTCCATGAGGCCAATCAACTCTCTACCATTAGGCAACCCTACAACCTTTTCGAGTTTATAGACACGAATCTCCGCTTCCTGAAGATCGGCTTTCAGATCTGCGTTTTGGGACACGGCGTCTGCCTGTGCCTCAACCGCACGACCTTCAGCTTCGACAGTCTTCTGGCTGGCTTCCTCGACCAATGTTCTGGCCTGTTCCACC